GGCCAAGTTTCTACTTGGTCTTGCGTGGAAAACACGGACAGCCGTTCCGTGTTCCAACTGTCGATCATCTGGTTAAGAGCGTACAGCGCGTCTTGTGAAGTTTCCGCCGACGGCGTTTCACCTTCAGCCAAAACATTCAGCAGGCGAAGCGCGCCATTGATTTGATCACCCGCTGTTGTCATCGCCGTTATCCTCTTTAACTACGCGAGGCCGGCTGCGGCGCCGGCTAGCTAACCCGTTTATGCTTTCGGCAGGTTCCGGGGCCGGAGCCGGCGCAGCAGGGTTATAGCGCATCCAGCCGCACTCTTCATCATAAATTGCTTCGGCGTCCATCGTGGCGACCTTAGTGCCGTGATGGGGGTGCTGTAGATAGATTACGGCCATACAAACCTCTGAGGGTCGGCCCCTGCCGAAGCAGGGGCCGGGTCGGTTACGAAATCGCGTACAGCGCCCAGGAGTTATCCCCCAGACGACGTGCGCGGAAGGCCCGCACGGTGCCGGCGGTAGCCGCAATAGTCATAAGACCCTGCGAACCGCTGGAGCCGATTGTCCAGCCAGTGTTGGTGGTCATCGTGATGACGCCCGCGGTCGTCGTGTTGATGACGCGGAAGTCAAACGCAGACCCCACTTTGGAGTTGTTCAGGTAGGCGTCCAGATCGGACGCCAACGGCAGCGTGTAAGCGGCGGTCGTCGTCGGCGTACCGATGATGATGCCGTTAGTAAGCTGCGCGGCCGTCAGCGTCGCGCTGTCCGTAGCCGTCGCCGGCGCGGGAACAGTGACGATTTCCGGTTCGTTGAGGTTGCCATCACCAATCTGATAGCCGCCACCGACAGAAGGAAGTGCCATGATCGTGTTCTCCTATCTCTACCTGTTAGCCCCAGAGCCGCACGGCCATTGGCGGGCGGATGGCGCTGAAACCGTACAGCACGTCAATACGGCACGGCAGGCGGTCGTTGTTGATGTCGTACTGGCGCACAACACGCATGGAAATGCCGTTGTGGACCTGACGGGAAGCCATGTCGACGCCCTGCGGCAGCAGAAGGTCGGCAGTGGCGAAGGAAATCGCGTCCTTGTGGTACACGAGGTTCTGCGGGTACTGCGTGGAAGCAGAGCCGAGGAACGTAACCGCAGCGGTAGCCACCGGGAAGCTGTCCACAGTCGCCAGCGCGTTGCTGGAGGTGTAGATGGCGGGCGCAATCTTGACAGCGGTGTAGGCGCCACCGGAAGCCGTGTTGGCTTCGGTCACGACGAACTGCTGCAAGGAGCCGGTGGATTCACGGGTCTGCGGGTTGACCGCGTATACGTTGGCGATGGTGAACACGTCGCCGGCGGCAATCGTCTGAGAGCCGGTGCCGGTGATGTTGATCGTCGCCTGGCCCTGCGTGGACACAGTGGTGGTCACCGTGTGCGCGCCGGTGCGGCTGCCGGTCGTGTGCTGCTTGATGGACTGAGACATGTTGATCTCGTCAAGACCCAGCACACCTTCACCCATCAGGCCGTTCTTGAACTGGCGGGAGATCGTGTTGACCGGGTTGAAGAGGCCCTTCAAGCCTTCAACCAGCCCAGCGTTGGCGGCCGGGTTGACCGTCGCGTAGCGCGGGGACATGACGGCAGCAGACTCGTTCAACTTCTGCTGGGCCTGGAGCAGCACCAGAGAGGTCGCCGGGGTCGTGCCGGGGGTGCCGACAGACTGGAAGATCGACTTGTAAGAGTTGGCCACGTCAGCGTCGATGCTGGACGCAAGCTGCGAAATACGCGGCTTGAGAACGCGCTCGGCGAAGTCATCCAACTGCATGGTCAGTTCGGCAGACGTGAAGTTCACACCGATGTGCTTCTGGCTGGAAACCGTCAGCGTGGTGAACTGTTCGTTGTCGTCCTGCACTTGCAGCGCGGCGCCGTCGGTCACCAGAGCGCGGTCTGGCAGACGGATGCGGAGGGTGGAGCCGATCTTCGCGCCTTCGACGGCAAAGCTGTCGTCGTACTGGCGGTTCACGGTGCGGGTGATCACAAGGTTGTTCTCGAGGATTTCGAGAGCCTTCCGGGTGATCATGTCAATGGTAAGAAGTGAATTAGCCACGGTGGCTGATCCTTATACTTAGCGGTTGCGGGAAGCCTCCCACTTCTTGATCTGGCGCATACGCTCCGCTTCAATCCATTCTGACGTTGACATGGATTTAACAGACCTAGGGTCTGTCGTGTCATAGGCAGGGGAGGAAGTTGAACGCGCAGTCACCGGAGCAATAGGGGCGGGCGCGGTTGAGGTTCTTTTCAGCGGCGGATCAGAAGCCATCTTGGCTTCGATTTTGCCGATTTCCTTGGCCTGCAAAATTGGCGGGAGGTTGGCGATACGCGCAGACTCTTTCGGATTGGACCCTAACCAATAGATGATGTCGGGGCCAACGTCAGAAGCCTGAATTGTCTGGGCCATAACATCGGTCACAGGAAGGCTCGGGTTGTACGCGACCTGTTCAAAGTCGTCGTATTTACCGCGGGCGGTTTCCTCTTTCTCGTGATATGTTTCCAGCAATTTAGCCTGTTGCTGGGCTGCTTCGCGCTGACGAACCAACTCTTGTGCTTTCCGCTCAGCCAAAGCCTCCGCGTATTCAGCAGCGTTGTTGAAATCATCAGGCGCTGGAGGGTTGACGGGCATCGCCCGACGCGTTTCCAGTTCAGCCTGCCTTTGGGCTTGCTCACGCTCCCATTTCCGTTGTTCACGGGCAAGGCGTTTGCCGACAATCGCGTCCAACTCTTCTTGGGTGAAGGTCTTAGGCGCTTCTGTCGTTTGGTCTTCCGGCAATGAGGCATCGGTTACAGGCGCCGCCGTAGCGGCCTGTTCCGGCGCGGGTACTTCCGCTAAGTCTTGTACTGCTTCAGACATTGGTGTTCCTTACGAACCCTGGTGGACCGCACCAGTACGGTTGTCAGACAACGGCGGCCATTATGACCCAGTTCGTGCCGTCGCTTACAAGAGTGGCCCATTTACCGGCGGTCGCTGCCAAAATAGCCGTCCCTGCCGCGCCGCCAATAAGCGGCACGATGTTGGACGACGCCGACACAACCGTAAATGCGGCGATAGTTTTGACCATAACCTCGCGGCCGGTCCAAGACGCCGCGGAGGGAAATGTGATGGTGATGGACCCCGTACCGTTGCAAATTACCCAGTTTTCAGTATCCGCAAGGGTAAAACTGGCCGTTTTTGTGACCGGGGCACCGCGTGTCAGAGAACCTACAGGCACGGCGCGGCCGGAAGTTAAGTTAGACACGCTAACCTGGTCAGTAACGCCGCTCTGGACAATCGGCACCAACTCCGCGCCGGTAAGCGGCGTGGTAGCGGCCGGGAGTTCAGAAATTTTGACGTTAGCCATCTGCGCGCCCCTACCGTACGGTGTTACTTGTAGTTAATGGGGCGCGCGTAAAGCGTACCGCCAGCGGCTGTTTGAATTGCGCTGACCCGCCACGGAGCCCCGGTGCCGGTAGGTAAAATCAGGTTCACAAGGGTGTTGGCCGGGATCGCAAAAGACGCCGTGGTGGCAGTTACACCCTCACCCACAAGCACATGACACGCAGTGGTCGCCCACACGGAAACAGCTTGAGGGCCTGCCGGCCAAGTAGCCGTAGACGCGGCCGTCGCGGTAAAAGCCGCGGTGCGGGTGGGAAAATCGGCGTCCGAAAGCGGGTTAGTGATCGGGAGTTCCATGGCACGTCCTTACGCGAGGAATTTCAGTTTATACAGCGTCGTCAAATACAGCCCGACAATCTCGTCGATGATGTTCTGCAACGCCGTATCAGACTTGTCGCACACTTTATAGCGCATATCCTCAATTTCTTTGAGGCTATCCTCAAGAAATTCGGTAATATTGGAGGTTTTGCGCGCGGAGTGCAAGGAAATTGGACCGATAAGCCCGTGCCGGCCTTGATAGGCTTCGGCAAACTTGTCGGCTAGGTCGATCACATTGTCGTAAAACCCGCCCAAAGCCTTGTGTTTGGCAAAACTGCGGGTGTTTAAATGGACCGAATGGGCCACATCGCGAGCCAAAAACATGCAGCCGATAAATTCAGCGCAACTCATTGCATTGGGCCTCCTGGCGGCATTTGAGGTGGCATTCCGCCCATATCTGGGGGCATTCCGCCCATTTCCGGTTGCATTTCCGGCATTTCGCGTGAAATTGGGCCGCCGGGGCCGACCAGATCGCCGGTATCCATGGCCGCCGCGATGGTGCCCATCACGATGTCTTGGATTTGATCGGGCGTCATGCCGGCCTGGACCGCGGAAATGCGCTTGGTTTCGGCGTCGTAGGCCTTGATCTGCACTTCCTGCGCCTCGATCGACTGTTCGACGCGCTGCAACATGCCGACGACTTGGTTCAGTTCCTTAGTCAGGGCTTCGATCTGCATCTTGGCCATCTGCATTTCGGGCGATTGGTCTTCGCCTTCCATAACTTTTGGATCAATGATCTTAGCAAACCGCGCCGCCATCTCCTGCGCGCCCGGCCAATCCATGTTTTTGATGAACAGATCACCGGCGACCGTCCAAAGCTGCGGGTTAGACTGCAACAGCATAGACATGGCGTCCAAGGCTTCCTGACGCTTGGTCATGTAGCCTGGCCCAGTGGTCACGCACACGTCGTAAACGCCGACCGACGGGTTGTAAATCTTGTCGATCACAAGCCCGTTCTCGTCGCGGATTTCCTTGACCGGCTCCGGCTGCATGGGGTTGATCTTCACCATACCTACTTCGCCGTCCAGCCCCACGATACGCGCCACGCGGGCGGTGTCGTAAATCTTGGGGATCAGATCGACAAGCTGCCGGGTAACGTAACGGATAGCGCGGGACAGGTTATCGACATAGTGGTAGGTGCCCGTGTCGCCTTGCTTCTCGCGGGCGAGGATAGCCCGGCCAGACCGCTCGTTGCTCTGGGCACCTAGGCTGCTGTCGTACTGGCCTGTGGTGCCCTTAATGTCGTCAGCAGCGCCCAATTTAGCTTGTATGAGGCCGGTCTGGGCCAGCGGCGGTGGTGCGCGCTGCGGCAACGGTAGAGGGCTTCCAGCGCCGTCTGTAACGTCGGGA